AGCGCCGATTTACACACAGATGTAATTATTGAGGTCTGAAATATGACTATGACGGAAGTTAATTCAGCAGATAGATTAGAGAAACTGAAAGCTCTATCCGAACTGCTCGCAGAGAAAATGGACGAGGTTGTCTATATAAAAGACCTTCCTCCGCTTGCGAGACAGTACCGGGAAACAATCAGGGAAATTGAGGAGATCGAAGGAAATGTCAGCGAGACGGACGAGATCGCCGAAATCTTGCACTCAAGAGAGGTTAATGGGAAATCAGGAGCCGTCCGAAAGAGTAAGCCCGCCGTATAGGGACTCTGACGGAGATGATGCTACGAGATTGCTCGCAGTTGGCGGGCTGATTCTTGATCCGTGGCAACACGACATCCTCTGCGACTGGATGGCGGTCGGAAACGGCGGGAAATGGTTGAATAAAACATGCGGAGGCTCGGTCCCTAGACAGAATGGGAAGACAGGGCTGGTTGCTGGGAGAGCAGAGTCGGGAATGATTCTGTATAACGAACAGGTTATCTATACCGCACACCTTCAAAAGACAGCAACAGAGACATTTGAGGAGATGGCGGCATTTTTCGACTCTCCGAAAATGAGAAAAAGCGTTAAAGATATTAAGACGGCACTCGGAAGAGAGCAGATAATCTTGAAATCCGGCGCTCGCGTGAAGTTTCTCGCTCGCACTCGCAACGGCGGAAGAGGGCAGCATGGAGATCTGTTGATATTTGATGAGGCTCAGGAGCTGGACGATTCGGCTCAGGCATCATTTATACCAGCTATATCGGCAAGCCTAAACCCGCAGACGATATACGTCGGGACTCCGCCGGAACCAGAGTCACCCGGAGCGACATTTCGAAACATTCGGAAGAAGGCTCTGGATAACGAGACGACGAAGACCGCGTGGTTTGAGTTCTCAGTTGATGAGATCGGGGACGTATCCGATCCGGCACGCTGGGCAGAGTGTAATCCGGCACTCGGTCGCAGAATTCTCCTCAGTACGATTGAGGGAGAATGCGAACAAATGCCCGCAGACACATTCGCCCGCGAACGTCTCGGATGGTGGAGCCCTGTCGCGACGGAAAAGATAGATTACGCAATACCGGCGGATGTCTGGGATGCGTGCAAGTCGTCTGAACAGAAGCCTGAAGGAAAAACGGCATACGGTGTCAAGTTCAGCGCGGACGGTTCGGAGGTATGCCTATGCGGGGCAGTGATCGGAGAAGAGAAGGCCAGGATCTCACTGATAGAAGTCAGGCCCACTGGTCATGGTATCAGATGGCTGTCTGACTGGCTGAATGAAAGATACAACAAGGCATCGTGCGTAGTAATAGATGGGCGGAACGGTGTTGACGTTCTGGTGGACAGGATCTCGGAGACATGGAAGGCGAAGGGGTCGGTGATTCGTCCATCGGTGAAAGACGTACTCGCAGCAGTGAGCGGTCTGGTGGAAGACATCAACGAACAGTCGGTCACATGGTATGAAAAGCAGGAAGCATTGAGAGACAGTGCGGTCACAAGCATTAAGCGACCAATAGCAGGAGGCTGGGGATTCGGAGGAGATAATTCAATCCCGATTGAAGCGTGCGCGCTCGCTCTATGGGGAGCGAAGCAGAGCAAACGTCAGCCCGGTAAAAAAATGCTGATAGGGTGAATGATATGTTGAACATTGGAGAAGTAGTCGGATTAACTGAATACGAGCAGTCGCGGTTCCAGAAGCTGTTGAATGTGTATAACTCTCACAGTATCAAGAATATGCAGAAGGACAGATACTACGAGGGGAAAATATCTCTCGGAGAGGTCAATCTGGGTATTGCACTCCCGGAAAACATCAGAGGACTCGAAATTGGATGTGCATGGGGTGCAAAAACAGTTGATGTTCTGGCTGCTCGCTCAATGTTTGACGGTTTTGTCGGGATGAATGGCGCGGAAGTGGCAGATCTGGACAGAATAACAGTCGAAAATAACCTGATCGCGGAGTATATGAAAGCCTGTCGGGATGAGCTGAAGTACGGATGCACATTCGCGACACTCTCCGCAGATCCTGAAATCGGGGTCAAGATCAGATTTCACTCTCCGCAGACAGCAGCAGCGCTCTGGGATGGCGAAAAGGGTCGTATTTCGTGCGGATTCGCAGTGATAGACTCAATCCCGGATGAAAATGATATATCGTGGACTCCTTCGCTCATAAACATGTACACAGATGAATATATCTGGGTGATCCAGCGGAGAGATGCAGTCTGGTATGCAGAGCCATACGCTCACAAGATGGGCCGTCCGCTCATGGAGGCGCTGATCTGGAACGCAACCAGCAATAAACCGTTTGGGAGATCCAGAATCAAGGAACCGATCAGGAGACTTATTCAGGGGTACGTCAGAACTATTGCCAATGCGACGATAGGGTTGGAGTTCTCGACATCTCCACAGAAATACCTCCTCGGAATCACGGACGAACAGTTCGAGGCGGTCGTCAATCAGAAGTTCAAACAGTATGTCGGAAGTATAATCGCGTCGACTACCAATCCAGAGACAGGGGAGAAACCGTCATTCGGACAGCTCCAGCAAGGAAATATATCTCCTCATGTAGAGATGATCAGGGTGCTTGCGACGCAGTTCTCCGCAGCGACAGGGTTGACCGTGACAGACACGGGAGTCGTAAATGATGCAAATCCGACCAGCTCGGATGCTATTCTTGCCCAGAGTCAGACACTTGTGGGAATGGCTGAACAGCTGAACACCGGGAATGGCGACGCACTCCGTACGATCGGGATGATGGCGGTCGCAATATCCAACAACGTCGGGCTGAACGATCTGACAGATGAACAGAAGGATATCGTGGCGCATTTCAAGAATCCCGCAATGCCCAGCGTGGCGGTCACGGCTGATGCAGCTATCAAAATCGCATCGGCCCGCGAAGGTTTCGCCGGTACTGATACGTTTTTGGAGATGATCGGATTCGATAAGGCTGATATTCGGAGGATAAAAGCACAGGAGCGCATGAACATGGGTCTCGCTACGGCAGCGAGCTTGATTGAATGAACAGGATATCACGAAAAGCGTGGAAGAAATACGTCGATGCACTATCAAAGATAAACGACAAGGCAGCGGAAGAGATCCGGCAATGGGCGGAAACGTTCTGTAGTGACGGATCTGGCGGAATAGACTATGACAATCTTTTGAAAGCCTACGACAAGTTCGACCGCAGCTTCACAGATTACTGCTATCTGGTGGCGCGGGAGTATGGCATGGCATCGGCTGCAATGGCTGCACAAATGTATGATGCGACCGCAGAGCTCGAAGGGGCACTCGTTCCCGCAGCAGAGATGGCGGATACGGCAACATATGAAGAAGTCGCAAAAACCGTCAACGGAGTCATGAAGACATCGAAGAATATCGACGAAATGTCGGGAGCGGTGTCGAGACTGGTGAAGAAGGCGGGATGTGACACCACGCTGAAGAACGCCTATCGTGACCGGGCTGAATATGCATGGATACCGTCGGGAGATACATGTGCGTTCTGTCTGGCACTTGCAGCAAACGGCTGGGTGAACATCGGAGAACGGACCATCCGAAAAGGATATCAGCATGCGGAACATATTCACAGTAATTGCGACTGCACATATGCGGTCAGATTTACGCAGGACACACAGGTGGCTGGATACGATCCGGGCAGATACATGGACACTATCAATGAAGCTGCTGAAGAATCTGGTCTCATAGAGTCGGGAGATACTGTTGAACGGAGATACGTGGGAGAAGGTCAACAGATGGGGAAAGAAGTCATCAATGCACTCCGCCGTCAGAACTACGCAAGGAACCGGGAAGAGATCCTGAAGCAGAAGGCAAGCGCATACGAGAAGCGAAAAGAGCTGAACAGCTCGAAAGCAGAAGAATCAAAAGTTGATTGAAGGGCCTCAGGGCTCTTTTTTCATAGGCTACGCGAGCCAAATCGCGGATTATTCACTCAATGGAGGATAAATTGAATATGGCAACGAATGAAACTGTGAATCAGGAAGTGGAACAGGCAACCGAACAGGCAGAAAAGACCTTCACACAGTCGGAACTCGACCAGATCATTGGAGAACGGCTCAAAAGAGAGCGCGAAAAGTATCCCGACTATGATGCACTGAAGGAAAAGGCTGCAAAGCTCGACCAAATCGAAGAGGATGCAAAGTCGGAGCTTCAGAAGGCCACAGAGAGGGCTGATAAGCTTCAGGCGGAGTTGTCCGCTATTAAGCATCGCGAAGAAGTTCGAACCGTTCGCGAAGCAGTATCCACAAAGTATGGTATCCCGGTCAATCTTTTGAGCGGTGAGACAGAAGAAGCATGTGCGGAACAGGCGAAGGCGCTCATAGACTTCAAAGCATCCGCACCGTATCCGACTGTCAAGGATGGCGGAGAGATACAAAACACAATAAAAGGCAGCACCCGCCAGCAGTTCGCTGAGTGGGCGAAAAATGCACTAAATTCATGAAAGAGAGGACAAAGAAATGGCACTTGTAGGAACACCCACCAACAGAACAAGCATCGACCTTCCCGTTGATGTATCAAACGAAATTCTCCAGAAGGCTCAGGACTCATCCGCAGTCATGAAGCTGGCGAGGCAGATCGCACTCCCCGGAAGAGGCGCTGCCATAAACGTGATCACATCTGATCCGACAGCATCATGGGTGGGAGAGACAGCTGCAAAGCCTGTCAGCAATCCCGGTCTCGAGACGAAGGTCATGAGGGCATACAAGCTCGCAGTGATCGTTCCCTTCTCGAACGAGTTCAGGCGCGATGTCGCAGCTCTGTATGATGCACTCATCAACAGGCTTCCCGGCGCACTCGGACAGAAGTTCGATAATACCGTATTCGGTGGCACGGCAGCTCCCGGATCAGACTTCGATACGTTCGCATCTGTTACTCAGCACGATATCGAGACTGATACCTATGCTGGATTCGTAGCAGCTGACGGAGATATCGCTACACATGGCGGTATCATGAACGGCATCGTCCTGTCTCCTCAGGGCAAGGGAGTCGTTCTCGGAGCTACAGATCAGGACAAGAGACCCCTGTTCATCAACAGTGTGGCAGAGGGTGCAGTTCCCATGATCCTGGGCGCAAGGACAGAGCTGTCAAAGGGCGCATATGTCGCAGGAACTCCTAACGTTCTCGGATTCGCCGGTGACTGGTCACAGGCAGTATACGGAACCGTAGAGGGTGTCAAGATCGACTATTCCGCAGATGCAACACTGGATCTCGGAAGCGGTAACGTGATCAATCTGTTCCAGCAGAACATGTTCGCAGTTCGCGCTGAGATAGAGGTCGGTTTCCGTGCAGACACTTCAGTGTTCAATGCACTGGTTGACGCTTGATGGTAAAGTTCGTCAACAGACGGACGGGCTCAGCCTTTTGGGTTGCGGACAACAGAGTTGAAGAGTACAAGGCTGCGGGTCACAAGCTCGCAGCCGATTCTTCTTCGAAGATAAAGCCCGAAAAGGAGACCCCGGACGAAAAGGAGCCTGAAAAGGCACCAAAGAAAAGCGAGTCTGACAGTAAGGTGAAAAAGCTGGTCAAACCCAGAAGAAAGAAGGCTTGAAATGGCATACGCTACGACGGAAGACATAGAAATCAGAATAGGACGCGAACTGACAGAGGAAGAAGCCGGAATATGCTCAGCATCTCTCGACGATGCAGCGCTGATCATCGACTCGTATAACTCTGAAGCAGACGCTGACATCAAGAAGACGGTCTCCTGTCGTATGGTCATTCGTACCCTCGACACTACGTCAGATATACCGCTTGGAGCATCACAGGGATCAATGACTGGACTCGGATATTCGCAGTCATGGACCATCGGAAGTGGTGGAGGAGCAGGAGAGCTCTATCTGTCAAAGCTGGAAAAGAAACTGCTCGGTGCTGGAAACGCTATCGGATCATATTCGCCGGTTCAAGAGCTGGCGGGGAGTTCATCATGAAGGGAATGACAATATATCTCGTTCAAACCACGCAGACAGGCACTGATCCATTCGGGCAGCCTATCGAAACAGAGGGGCTTATCCCGGTGGAAGACTGCTTGGTGGGCACTCCCAGCACGGACGACATCACAGATACGCTCAACCTCTACGGCAAGAAGGTGGAATATGTGGTCGGGATCCCGAAAGGGGACAATCACGTCTGGACAGATGCAGTGGTGGAGATCTGGGGCGAGCGCTTCAGGACCATCGGGTATCCCATGACAGGAATTCAGGAGAATATCCCACTGCGATGGGGACAGAACATCAAGGTGGAGCGCTATGGCTAATAAGGTCAAATTCGAGCTGAACCGGGCAGGAGTTCGGGAGCTCATGAAATCAAACGAGATGGTGTCTGTACTTGAAGGATACGGCAAGAACGCACTGTCCTCTCTGGGGGACGGATACGAGATTGAAACATTTCAGGGAAAAACAAGGGCAAATGTGGAAGTCAAGGCCGTTTCATTCAAAGCACGGCGGGAAAACATGTCGGATAACACGATATTGAAGGCGGTACACTGATATGATTGAAAAATCCATATATGACTATCTGAAAACCGAACAGGATATCGGTGTATATCTGGAGCGTCCGAAAAATCCCCCGGAAAGATACTATCTGATAGAAAAGACCAGCGGAGGCATGACGAATCACATCATGAATTCGACCATCATCGTCCAGTCGTATGCTCGGTCTCTATATGAGGCCGCAGACATGAACGAATTCATCATAGAGCTGATGCTTGAAGCGGTATCTCTGGTAGATATATCGAGAGTATCGCTGAATTCAAATTACAACTACACGGACCCGAACACAAAACAGTACCGCTATCAGGCGGTGTTTGACATTACTCACTATTAAGGAGGACAGAAAAATGGCTAATACAGCAACAAACGTAAGCGCCGGAAAGCCTAACGTCTCCGGGGCAATATGGGCAGCACCCATTGATACCGCACTTCCGACGGACACCAGTTCCGCGCTGACTGGTTTCGCGTGCCTCGGATACTGCTCAGAGGATGGCCTGACAAACAGCACCAATCTGGAGAGCGAGACGGTCAAGGCATGGGGCGGAGATACCGTTCTGACAATACAGACATCAAAGGAGGACTCCTTCGCATTCACTCTTCTGGAGGTCCTGAATGTGGACGTGCTGAAGTTCGTCTATGGCGCTGACAATGTGTCGGGCGATCTTGCAACAGGTCTGACAGTGACTGCGAATAGCTCCGAAGTAGACGAAGTAGCTCTGGTCATCGATATGATCATGCGTGAAGGTGTGGCAAAGCGTATCGTGATCCCTGACTGCAAGATCTCTGAGGTGGGCGATATCGTCTATTCAGACAGCGAGGCAGTCGGATACGAGACTACGGTGATGTGCATGCCCGATGCGAGCGGAAACACTCACTACGAGTACATGCTGAAAGCGTGACGTACATATGAAGATAAAGACAAAGAGCGGATTTGAATGCAATGTCAATGAGAAGAAGGCAAAGGACTGGAGATTTATCAAGCTCCTTGCGTTATGTGACAGCGGGGATGAGTCGGATGCTCTGAAGGGAATCACACAGGCGGTCCCCTTTTTGCTGGGCGATAAAGGCGAAGCATCTCTGATGGAGCATGTCTCGAAGGATGGCATAGCATCGGCGGAAGACATCATGGTTGAATTCAAGGAGATCATGACACAGGTCGGAAACGCCTCGACTGAAACAAAAAACTGATAATCCTTGCCGGTATGATAGCGACCGACAGGGATGCAGTGGTATGTGACTTCGCGGAAACATACAGAATATACGACATTGAAGCTCTCCCGGTGGATTGTGCAGCCACGCTCGCTGCTGGTCTCCGGGAGAATTCTCGTATTCGCATGAAAATGGCGGGAGTGAAAGCAGATCTGAAAGCCATGCTCCTCGCTATGATCGCGGACAACACAGCTATCAACATATACGCAAAGACGAAAGATGCAAAATCAGGGCGAAATAAGCCGAAATCGCTTGCTAAAGCCCTATTTGATACAGAGGATGAGGTCAGACACTTCGAAACGGGCGACGACTTCATGAGAGAGTGGGAGAAATTGACACATGGCGACTGAACTCGGAAAAGCATATGTCCAGATAGTACCATCAGCACAGGGAATATCGGGGTCAATATCGGGAGTTTTAGGAGATGAAGCCACTGGAGCCGGAAAGAAGGCGGGGCTGAACATTGCCGGGGGAATCGGCACGGCACTCAAAGGCGCGACCGGTATAATGGCAGCCGGCACAGCAGCAGTATCCGCAGCTCTTATCAAGGGGGCCGGCGATGTGGCTGAATACGGCGATAATATCGACAAGATGTCCCAGAAAATGGGGCTCTCCGCATCGGCTTATCAGGAATGGGACGCGGTGATGCAGCATTCCGGCACAAGCATGGAAACCATGAAGGCATCCATGAAGACTCTCGCAAACGCAGCGGAGACAGGAAATAAGGCTTTTGAGGCTCTGGGAATATCTCAGGAACAGCTCGCAACCATGTCCCAGCAGGATCTTTTCGAGGCAACTATCGCGGGACTTCAGAACGTGACGGACGACACCCAGCGCACATATCTGGCTGGAAAGCTCCTCGGAAGAGGCGCGACAGAGCTCGGTGCGCTCCTGAACGCATCAGCGGAAGACACTCAGGCAATGCGCGACAGGGTGAGAGAGCTCGGTGGAGTAATGTCTGACGATGCGGTCAAGGCTGCTGCTGCATTTCAGGATAACATGCAGGATCTAAAGACAGCCATGAGCGGACTCGGAAGAGGGCTTATTTCCGAAGTATTGCCCGGATTCAATCAGGTCATTGAGGGATTTACGTCACTTGTAGCGGGAGAAGAAGGCGCGGTCGACAAGCTGAGTACCGGCTTCAGTACGCTTTTCACCAGTCTGGACGGAATAGCGCAAAATGTCGTTGCAAAGATCACGGAAATGTTCCCATCAATCATCAGCGGGATATCGACGTTGCTACCGCAGGTCATCAGCATGGCATCGTCTCTGATCATATCGCTCTCACAGGCTATTATTACTCAGCTTCCGACCATAGTGACTACAGTGATACCCGCGCTGGCAAAGGCATCTCTGGACATCATTGTGGCGCTCGGACAGGCTCTGATCCAAGCAGCGCCGGCTCTGCTCGAAGCGGGCCAGCAAATAGTCCAGATGTTCACTGAATCATTCAATGGGACAGATATGCTTGCTAAGGGCTCAGAGATGCTACAAGGGGTGCTCGACGGCATAACCGCATCGCTTCCGGGACTCCTCCAGAGTGGCACTGATATCGTCATGAATCTGGCGAACGGCCTTCTGAATGCGCTTCCCGGACTGATAACAGCAGCCGGTCAGCTCCTGAATCAGTTCGTACAGTTTTTCATGCAGAACTATCCGACCATCATGGAGGCCGGAGCGAATCTCCTGCTGAAACTGACAGAAGGCATTGTGACTCATTTGCCTGAGATCGTAGCAGCGCTCGTTATGGTACTGGGACAGCTGATACTAACCATAGCAACAAATCTCCCTCAGTTTGCAGTGAAGGGCGGAGAAATCATCATCAAGCTGATTGCCGGCATAGCAAAACAGACCGGAAGCCTACTTGTGAAAATCGGACAGGTGATCGCGGGCGTGGTTAAAGCGTTTGCTGATGCAGCAAAAGGGTGGCTGAAAATCGGCACAAACATCGTTCAAGGCATTATAAACGGCATCAAGGAGGGCGCGAAAGGTCTGTTCAGGAGCATTCGGGAGCTCGCAGAGAATGCGCTTCAGACAGCAAAGGACGCTCTGGGGATAGCGTCGCCGTCAAAAGAGGGAGCGTATCTCGGAAAGATGCTCGACAGCGGTATCGCAAAGGGCGTGACGGGCAATCTGGGCGTCATAGATAGCGCAATGGATGAAGCATCCGCCAGAACGCTCGACGGATTCAAGGTAGCTGCGAATGCCAACTACGAGACCACAGGCAATTCAGGCTCCGTGACTTTCAACAATGTGTTCAACATCAACGGCACAGACAGAGATCCGAGAGAACTCGCAGAAGAAATCTCATATTATCTTGAAGCCGATAGACAGAGAGCGGCAGGAGTGTGGGCATGAATTATTTTATATTTGGAAAAATCAATCCTCAAGACTATCACATGTGCGCCGCCGATAAAAATCAGTTCGAAGGTGGCGGAAAAGTGATTGAGACAATCAAGATACCCGGCAGAACAGGGACGTTATCCATTGAAGACGGCTCTTTTGAGAACATCCCGATAACTTATAAGGTGATATGCAAAGGAAACGTCAGAGAGAACATAAAAGCCTTTAGGAATAAACTGTCAGCGACTTCCGGTTATTGCCGTCTGTCAGACACATTTGACCCCGATATCTTCATGAATGCAAGATATGCGGATAAGTTTACGGTTGACACTTCTGACCGCAAGAACGCAGCGTTCACGGTAAATTTTGACTGTGATCCGAGGAAGTTCCTTGTAAGAGGGGAAAAACCAATCAGCATCACAAGCGGATTCAGAATTAAGAACCCCACTTTACATGATGCAAACCCTCTCATTGATGTCGTCGGATCTGGTACGATATCAATCAATTCTGTGTCGGTGATAGTAAGCGGCGTCTCTGGTGAAACAATCATCGATTGCGACACTCAGGAAGCCTATTATGGAGCAGTAAGCCGAAACAGTAATATAACTCTTGATAACGGGGAGTTCCCTAAGCTCACTCCCGGAGAGAACACGATCACATACAGTGGTTTTGCAAGCGTCAAGATCACTCCCAGATGGTGGACTATATGAAACCAATCCTATTCACAGAAAATTCAACAGATTTCACAACTAATGGCATTGGAAGGTTATCTGATGCCATTTCTTGTGTGGTTAGGGAAGAGCGCAACGGACAGTATGAGCTGGAAATGGTTTATCCTGAATCGGGAGCGCACTTTTCAGAGATAGCCATCAGAGGGATCATAGTTGCAAAGCCTTCCGCAAATTCATCTGTTCAGCCTTTTCGCATTTACAAGATAAGCAGACCAATCAACGGAAAAGTCACCATTGAGGCACAGCATATAAGCTATGACCTCACCAAGAATGTGACAATGCCTTTTTCTGTAGCAGCATCAGCCACGGCTTGTGCATCCACACTCGCCAGTCTAAAGAGCAACGCGGTTGAGAGTTGTCCGTTCAGCTTTTGGACGGATGTTACCACAGTTGCAAGCTACAGTCAGAAAGTTCCGTCAAGCATACGTCAGAGATTAGGTGGTGTAGAGGGCTCTGTACTGGATCAGTTCGGTGGTGAGTATGAATGGGACAACTTCGCAGTAAAGCTCCATAAGAATAGGGGTGTCAAAAAAGACATCACCTTGCGGTATGGCAAAAATATAACGGACTTGGAGCAGGAAGAGAATATAGCCAATACTGTAACAGGTGTAGTACCGTTTTGGTCAGATATGGACGGGGAGAACGTGGTCACACTTGATGAGAAGGCAGTCTATTCATCTCATGCTTCACAGTATTCAAATCATTTGACGATACCGCTGGATTTATCGTCCGAGTGGGAAGATGCACCCACGGAGGAGCAGTTGCGGAATAAAGCGAGGGTATACGTAAACAAGACAGGCTTCGGTGTACCAAAGGTGTCCGTAAAGGTATCCTTCGTGAATTTAGCTGATACGGTCGAGTACAAGAATATTTTGCCATTGGAGAACGTAAGCCTTTGTGATGAAATTACCGTGCAGTTTGAGACGCTTGGAATTGACACTACGGCAAAGATTGTGGAAACCGTATATGATGTTTTGGCAGAGAAATATATATCGATTCAAGTAGGATCGCTTAAAAGCACTCTCGCTAGCACAATAACAGATTCTGAAGCAAGCATGGCTCAGACCATCAGCGATAACACGGAAAGAATATTCTCAAAGACCAGCGATCTGATTGATAATGCTACGGCATGGCTAACTTCATCTGGGGGATACGTAGTTGCAGTCAAGAACACGGATGGTACGTGGAAAGAATTGCTTTTCATGGATACAAACGATGTCACAACCGCTCACAATGTTCTTCGCATAAACGAAAACGGCATAGGCTTTTCATCATCGGGTGTAAGCGGACCATACAAGCAAGGCTGGACACTTGACGGGAATATACTGATAGGCGGATCTAACGCGGCCGGATTAACGGTGTATAAAAGGGTTAACGGGGTGGATACCGTACTATTCCAGATTGACCCGAACAAGATCGTATGGAACACGCCGAATTCAAGCATGGCATCAGATGGCACGCTCACTCTGAACGGTGGCACGCTGAACATGGGCGGTGCGAATGATGGCGAGATCTATATGTACGATTCAAGCGGCAGAGAGCGTGGACTGTGGAACAGAAACAAATTCAGAATTAAGGATTCAAGTGGCGATACTATATTCGAGGCATCGGGAGACGGTCTGACTGTAGATGGAGACTTCCACACGGATCATATTGACCTTGAAGATAATACAATAATATTTGATGATGATTCGCGAATTGAGGGCGCGGGTTTTGGAAACGGCATCAATATCAATTCTAACACGGTTGTTTTTAGTGTTGACAGCGTACAGGTTACAGAAGATAGAGGAGATACAAGTGTGCGGACGGGTTGGACGGGTCGAGTTCTATGCGACGACGGATACATAAGAGACGTAATCAACGGCATAATTTGTCAATAATAGGAGGGGAAAATGATAGTACAGAACTTTGATCTCAACTTAATACCGGATTCAGCGCCTGTTGTGGTTCATGTAGATCAGTACGACCACGGCACGGGAAGACTCCGCATATCTCTCTATGAGGGAGATGTACCATATGAACCCAGCGGGACGGCACAGATACAGGGTTCAAAGCCAGATGGCAAAGGCTTCCTATATAATGCCAGCCTTTCGGGAAATATAGTGACGGCGAACCTCGAAGAACAGATGACCGCGGTGGCCGGGAAAGTGCTGGCGCAGGTGGTAGTGACAGAAACCTCTGGACGCATAGGATCGTTCAAGTTCGTCCTCGATGTACAGAAGAGTGCTCTCCCCGATGACACCGATATGTCGGAATCCGACTATCAGGCTATAGAGGAGCTGATTGAAGAAGCGCAGGAAGTGGCAGAGGAAGTCGCAGAGGACAGAACCGCGGCAGAGAATGCTGCCACATCAGCGGAGGATAGCGCGGAAGATTCGGAAGCGTGGGCAAAGGGTACAAGGAATGGCACGGCAGTACCGCCTACAGATCCGACCTATCAGCAGAACTCAAAATACTGGGCCGGGCAGGCAGAGCAGTATGCACAGGGAGGGCTGAAGTTCGTTGGCACTATATACTTCGCAAGCCTTCCCACCAGCGGAATGCGGGCCGGAGATATGTATAACATCAAGGACGCATTTACCACAGATTCGAGATTTGAAGAGGGTGCGGGCATCAGATACCCCGAGGGCACGAATGTGGCATGGACTCCGAACAACAAATGGGATGTGCTCGCTGGAAATATCCGCGTTCTTGTCAGCATTACTCTCGAACAGTTTAACGCACTAACTCCGGCTCAGAAGAATGACCCGACAATATGGTGGTGGGTGCCCGATGCAAATAACGGCACAATGGGGGGAAGTGTTTCCAGTGTGACGGCATACCCCGAACTGACAGACAAGCCGTCTATAAACGGCGTGGAAATCAATGGAGCCATGACAAGCTCCATGCTCGGAATAGTCTATCCGGGGCTTGCTGACCTTCCGCGGATAAATGGTGTGACGCTGACAGGAAATAAGAACTCTGCGGCGCTCAATCTAATAGGTTCAAGCGGAAGTGGTGCGGCCAATGTGGTGACTTTGGGTAATGGCCTCGAATTGAACAAAGGAGATATCAATCTTGTAGGATTCAACATAACAAAGCCCAGCGGAACAAGTCAGACAGTGACCCTTGAAACCACCAATTACAACTATGCCATGAATGTTTATAAACGAGGCGGACAGCTTGATAATGTTTACTTCAAATTGAATGGAGTCAACATCTATGTAAATATCACGGGTATGCAGGCTGGCTCTCCTAATATCCTCACGGGAACTCTGGTTAATGATATTAGTGATGCGATAAGTCTGTCAGACACAAGCGTATGGATAGTTGGCAAGGCAAAAAATAAGGGCATATCAGCAGGACAAGGAGCATATGCTCACACAGCAGGATATGGAGCAAGCATAGCCGTGGGTGTCGGCACTCTCGCTTCAGAGTATGGTGCCGCCTTTGGAAGAAATAACGTGGCGGCTGGTCAGGCATCTATGGCAATAGGCCAAGAATGCACCGCTGATTATGCTTATAGCTTCGCCTCGGGAGATGGCACAAAAACAAGAGCAATGTATCAAGCCGCCTTTGGAAAGTATAACGAAGGAAAAAGCGATACACTCCTCGAAGTCGGAAACGGTTCAAGCAGTAGTAGATCGAACGCTTTTGAAGTTTCCAGCAGCGGCATCAATGTCGGTGGAGATATCAAAAAGAACGGCTCTTCGTATATCGTAGTCGAAGAAGTAACATTTACCTATACTCCTGCACAGGGTGTGGTCAATATAAGCAAGAACGTTTCAAAAAGTGGATACAAAGCCGTTGGAATTATAGGAATATCAGACGGTTTCGGGAATGGTCTTACTCCTATATCAGTACGAAAATGTTATATTCTCTCTTCGGGGAGCACAGACACCATGTACGTAGGGCTGGTATTCGATGTAGAACCAGCAAGCGTTCAGACAACAGGCCATGCAGATATTCTATACATAAAGAATTAAGGAGGATAAACAAATGCCCGCAATATATCATGAAGGATCTTGGCTGGGGAATGCCACAGACCCCGAAGTGCTTGTCAAAGACACCGTAGGATGGACAGGGAAGAACCTGCTGAAAAATACGGCTACTACTCGAACTATTAACGGTGTAACTCTTACAGTAAATGCGGATAAGAGTGTTACTGTTGATGGTACAGCCACAGCCTCTGTGTTTTTAGATATCCCCATATCCTTGCCTATCGGTGAATATGTGTTCAGCGGAACTAATAATCAAAGCGATGGTTCACCCAGTAAGTATTATGCAAGGTTGCGAAAATCGGGTGGAATACAATTTGCAACATCCGAGATTAGTCCTTTACCCGTACAAAGTGTAGACGGCTCCGAAATAAAATTTAAGGTGTTGCAGGATAATTTGGATATTAGATATCAAATTTGCATCTATCCTGCCGCAGGTGCTGTTTCTAACCTCACATTCTACCCCATGATTCGCAAAGCCGACATCACAGACCCCACCTATGAACCCTATCATGAGAGTGTAGAAGAAGTGGTAGAACAAATCTACGCAGACAACGGAGTGCTGGGAGCGAAGAATCTGCTGCCGAATACTGCTAATAACGGAACCTTTAGAGGAATAACCTATACTGTTAATTCCGATAAGTCCGTGACGGCAAGCGGAACAGCAACAGGAGGAACTTCAGCGCGCACCATATATGAAGGAACATTACCAGCTGGCAACTACTTATTAAGCGGTGGAGTGAGCGATGATTTTCGACTTGGTTTACGAAAAACATCTGAATCTGTTTGGATTGGCACATCAGTAGGTAATAGTGTACCAGTCACGATAGAGGAAAATACATCTTATACAATTTTTGTATGGGTTAAAGATACTATTACGGCAAACAATGTTGTATATAAACCCATGATCC